GCAATAGCCGGCGTTGAAACTCCAGTTGTTACAGTTTGCTTTAAAATACCATTGGTTAAAGTCCCAAGATTAAATGCATCAGGTAATGCAGCAGAAGCCGTATATGTAACAAATGGGCCCGCGGTAAAAAAGCTTTCCTGTAATTGAGTCCATTGACCTAATACAGCATCATAATATTCATAAAGTTGATCATCAGTATTAAAACGAAGGCGATAATTGATGGCAGCAGAAGGAGCTGGTCTGTCAGCAGTTGAGCCAGGAGGTAAAAAAGTCCATGGGTTATTAAATAGAACGTTCGCTCCACTTAACAACCCTGGTGTTTTATCATCATTGGCGATATCACCGCCAGCAGTCATTTGACTAAATTTTATAGTATCGACCATCACGAATCCTTGTGATTAAGACTATTAACCCTGAATTTGCCTAAATGAAATGCCGAAATAAGCATTGGCATCGGGAGTACTAAAATTTAAAACATCGCCTCCCCTAACATACCGCTTTTTAGGTTTAAACTCCACAAAGGGCTGGGAGGCTACACTTCCTGCAACGGGAAAAGTTGGCACTGCATTTAAGCCTACATAAACGTTTGAATCTTGGTTAAATTCAAAATAAGCCTGATAGGCCATGTTATTGGCACCGGGTACAGTTACAGATTGAGGTGTTCCAACCTCAACGCTTACTTGCGCACAGGTATCACTAAAAGGCATTGTTTCAATGTAATTGGCATTATATTGACTAGTCATTTTATATCCCTATTGTTAGTTATTATTCATACCTAATAAATTTATTTACTAAAGCGGTTGGCTGTACAGTAGTAAATGGTGATGGAGGCGTTGTTAACGGCACGTTTGCTAAAGACTCACCACCATCAGATGTAAAAGTCTGTGAGGTGGTATTTGTACCGTTAGCATAGCCAAACCCACTGATACTACCCTGAACAGGAACTGTTGTTTTATGAGTATGTGCGGGAATATTTGCCGCGACTAATACGCCTGTATTAGCTCCTCCCTTATTACCCATGCCGTTAGTCGCAAAAAGAGAACCACCTGCTCCAGCCGTTGCGTAGCCATTTAATAAAGGCACGTTAAAGGTTGTAGAGCCATCTCCATTACCCCATGGGAAAAAGGTCACTATTTGCGTTCCTGTAACCGTTGCATTATTGGATATGGTTACAGTTGTTCCAACTATATTGGTCACAGTGGTACTAGCAGGTATTCCTGTACCCTCTAAAGGGATGCCAATATAAAGAAGGGCCGCATTAGACAATACAAAAGTATTTGTGGATGCAGTAAGCACGACCGATTGTTGCATTGCTATAGCTGTTAACAATAACTGATATTGATTTCTAAGAATAGCCGCACCATTGGTTGGCAAATAATGCAAGGGGGTTGCATAAGCGGCAGAGTCAATGATAGTACCAACGGGAACAATAGGATATGCAGTATTATAAGTATGGTCTATTTGCCTATTAATTGAGTCTTGTTCAAAACTCGGCTCAACAGGCATATCCTCAACAACCACTTGAATGCTTGTTACATAAATATCAATATTGCTTGGTAGTAATAATTGATATTCGATATAAGCCGCAGGCGGTATATTTGGGTTGGAGGTCGCAGGCAATTGCGCATACCCTGTAAACTCATTAAACGCAGGAACCACAGGGCTTAATGGTAATATCGTACCTAATAAGGTGCTGTTTGAGTCAACCAATTGCGCGGATATATTTTGTGGTAACTCGTCAGGCCCTAAGCTTGCGGTAATGGCAGATGATACAAATTGATTCGCCCATAGCATCCCGTTTTGTTCAAAACGCTGTGATAAAAAGACAGAACCTGCTGTCCACCCGTTCATTGTGATGCGTAATGCGTAAGGCGCATTTGTAGGATTGGCCTCAGCATTGTTAAGTGGTACTTTTGTAACGGTTACGGTTCCTGTACCACCTAAATTTAGAAACCAACCCGGAGCAACTTTTATTTTCCCTGCTATTGGCAATGATGCTGCAGGGCCTGTATAGCTATAAGGTGAATTAAAATTAATCAAAGCAAATTGAGGGTTTGTTATTTGGTTGCTTGATTGTGTGGCTATGGTATCCACGGGCGTGGAACCGCCCTCTCCCGGTACATAATTTTCTACTAAATAGATTAAGGGATCTGCCTGTGATGGTGATCCAAGGCCAATATGTTGTCTAAACTCAAGACGATATACGGTGTTAGGCTCAAAATAAATATCATTGGGTAGTGTGCCATTCCCTAGAAATTGAATGGGATCTGTCCACTCAACACTTAAATCAGGATCATGAAAAACTGACGCGGGTATATAAGGGATTTGATTTTCAAGAACCCACATGTAATAGGTATCATCAAATAATTTTCCCCATAAGTTCACCATCAACCAGATGGGATTGGCTCCGCGTATACCTAATGATGGCATTATTAACTCCCTTTAAATTTAGTGCTTCCTTTTTGTCCATTTCCATGATTATAATCCATTTTTTAAGAGGAGTTTAATCATGTTGATATTGCTTGTACTTTTTATTTGGATCGGATCTATATGGGCAGTTGGTGGTTTACTTAAATAAATCATAAAGTAATTTGCCGCCTGTTGCTGTGCCGCCTGCAACTCCTGTACCAATAAATATATTTTTTAGCGCCTTTAACGCTTCCTCTTTTTCTTTAATTCCTTGTGCGTGTTTAGCCGCCTCACTGTGCTTTCCTAAAAAATCTTTCATAGGCACAGAGTTTTGATTTAATAAATTCTCCGGCTTTTCAGGAACCAAGCGCAAATCGCTCTGTACCATTTTTCCTATGCCTTTACGCAAATTAGGTGCGTAATAAGTATCCATGATTTGCTTATGCGCTTTCTTACCCTGCTTTAAAACATGGGCCACGTCAATATGACCTTCTTTCAATAAGTGTTTTTCAAGGTCGTCATTAATCTTATCGCGCAAATCAAGTATCTCTTCACCCTGATTTTCCAATGCAATATCATCTGATGCTAGACCTTTAGTACCTTTCTTATACAAGTGGCTTTGTAATTTATGTACGGCCTCATAATCACCAGATTTTGCAGCGTCAATTAATTTTCTGCTAGCTCGGGTTTTAGGTAGAATTTCCGTTATCTGTTCTAAATGTTCATCGCGTACAGGTATTTTAATGTCACGCTTTTTCATAGCGCCACGAACCTGTCCGTACAGTTCATCAGCGGTACTTTGTAATTTATCATGCGGTTTTTGAATTGCCCCAACTAAGGCCTCTGGTGTGGATTTGTTTGATAATCCGCGTAAAAAAGCGGGTAATTTTTCGCCTATCTTTCCAGCAGCCTTTGCCGCTACTGTTCCGGCACCTCCTAACGCCAAAGCACCGCCTGCGCCCAACGCACGCTCTTTTACGCCGCCTTGAGTAGCTAGCGCTCCGGTTCCCGCTAAGGCTAAGGGATTTTGTAAAGCTTTAGGAATATGAGCCAATGCTGCCCCACCCTTAAGTCCTTGCATCATCTTGCCTAGCAATCCCCCACCTCCGACCAATTGGCCAGCCATATTAAAATATTGATCGCCTTCTGTTTCAGGTTGTTTAAATATATTAGATAAGTCCGGGCTATTCGCTAACCTCTGGGTAAATTCGGTCGGTATTAACGAGGCTACTCCCCGAATAGGTAAAGACGCTCCTTGCAATAATCCCCCTGCTGCGGCAGGTATTTTATTCGTTACCGCAGATATTCCGTTAGCCGCTGACTCAAGCATAGGAGATTTATCTTTAGGCGTCATTTTTAACATCAAATCACGCATCCAATCAGGCAAGTTAGGATGTTCTTTAGATATTTTTTGGCGAGCTAATTCCATCACCTTTTCTTGGTCTTCAGGTGATAGTTCGTCAAATTCTTTTTTACTGGCATCTTCTTGTGGTTCATCGGCCAGTAAATTAGTAGGCTCATCATCTGCTAGTAGGTTAATAGCCATTATTTCCCCTTAGCCATCAATTGATCGATAACCTGGCCTATGCTTAATTTCATTTCTTTAGCCGTATGTTTCACATTTTCCGCTGTATATTTAGGATTTATTTTTATAAGTTCGGGAACATACTGGGCTAAAAGCTGATCGTTTTCAGCATCAATTGCTTTATCGGCACCTTTTTCTTCAGCTTTTGCGGCTTTTTCATTGGCACTTGTAAAGAATGAACCGCTCTTATCATCATAGTTTAGCTTAACAGGAGATGTTCCTGCATCTTGGAATGTTTGCAATTCTTGGTCGGTAATTTGCTTCAATTGATTAAATTGTTGTAAAGCCACCTGTGGATCTTTATTCCACGTACTTGGATTAGTAAGCTGGTCAATTTTATCAGTAGCAGATGGCTGGATAGAATCACCCCAAAATTGTCTCAATTGCTTAGACAAAGTTTTAGTACCCGTTAATTGCTTTTGATAATCCATAAACTCAGGAGGTGGGTTTCCCATGGCCGCTTTAAGACTATCCATATAATATTTAGCCGTACCCTGTGGGCCTGAATATTGAACCAGCGCTTTAGGGTCAATGTTATCCATCGTAATTTTTACGTTTTTAGCGTAAGGAATTTTATCGCGAATAGCCGCATCCGTTGTACCCTTCCCAATAGCTTGCTCGTAGGCTTTGCGCTCTTGCGGGCTGCGTGGGTTGTCATCATATACAGGCTCTCCCTGATCGTTATAATACTGCTCACCTTCTTTATAACGCGCTCCCGGAGGTGCCTTGGTTTGATTGCCTCCTCCATTAAGGATATCCATAGCGCCTTTGCCTTTTCCCTCAGCTATTAATTTTCCTAAAGGGGATGTGGCGCGTATTCCTGCGGTTTGGTTTAATGAGTTTCTATAATCCATAAGTGATTGATGACCTGATAACGCCATTTCATGAGCACGTTTTGCCTCAAGATAGCGGGGATCATTTTCACCATATTGATTTTTCATTTGCTCAACATAAAGCGCGTTCGCAACATCTCCGGATGGATGTAAGGATCCGTTGTATTTAGCGTTCATAATTTTGGCAAACATATCCGATCCGGTACGAATCCCTTTTAACAGGCCCTCGCCGGGTGCATCAGGTAATGGAATATTTAAAGGCATTACGCACCTCCTGATAGATTCCAGCGTTTTGATAACGCTCCACCAATTGGGCCTCCAAGAGCACTTCCCGCAGCACCCACAGCCGTACCTAATAATTTCTCAAGCATACTACCGCCCGCGTTTTGCTTCCCGTAGGCCATATTGGCCGAGTTTTGGCCCATATTCATAGCGTTATTACTCTGACTTGTAGCAGCATTTGCACCCTGTCCGTAAATTCCTGATGATAAACCAACAGCTTGTTTGTATTTTTCCATTAACTGGTCAAGGTAATTTTGTTTATCATCTGCGCCAATTTGCGACGTGCCGCGTTGTATTGCGTTTAGAGCGGTATTAGATCCCATAAGCCCCATAGAGCTAGCCGCATCCAATCCGTGCTCTTGTGCAATACCCTCAGCGTTTTTGGCGGCCTCGCTTTCTTTATAACCTGATGCCCACTTGTCTTGTAATGCTTGCGGATCCATAAGATTTTTAAGCATTTCTTGTAAATTAGCATATTGGTCTTGGCCGTTCTGATTATAAGGCTGCAAAGCACCCTGAGCTTGCCCATAGTACTTATCGAGCTGCTCTTGTCCTTTCTCATAGCCTTTGCCGGGGTTTAAAAAACTTGATAGCCAGCTCATATCACATCTCCTTATGGATAAGCGGCGGTCGTAAATTTGACTAGCGCCCCGTTTTGCATCCCTACATAAACGTTATTTGTGGTGTCATACAGCAAAATCCCATTGCCAAAATCACCTGCAGTATTCATTGTCGAAATTTGCGTGGCAGTTAAATTGGGAGCCGTTAAAAAATTAAATGACTCTTCAACATCATTGATGATTTCATTCAAAGTATCAATAAGCACCCAAAGCCATTGTAAAAATTGCGGATCGAAATTTTGGCTAACAATCGGGGCCGAGTCTATCCTATCTAAAAATAAAGCCATTAGTTTGCACCCCCGCTTACACGCCTAGTATTTCTTACTCCACCCAATACAACAATAGGCGCTGAACTTACGCAAACAAGCCTGTAGCAACGATTACGGCTTATACCTAGCTCATACCAGCGCATACGCCAACGGTACGCACCAAGAGGGCTAAACTCGCGATTATCAGCGCTTCCTAGGGTGTATGTTTCGCCACCATCATCAGAATAATAAAGCTCAATGTGAGGTTTAAATAAAGCGTTATAATGGTTGTCGTCAAAAGTGGGTGTGTTTGAACCCTCAGCAATAATGTATTTATCATCCTCTGTAAGCATATATACAGGGTTTGTCGGCGTAGATGCCTCACCAACAATAAAAGTGGTATTAAGAAAGGGAGCATTGCTCTTATAAAAAGTCTTGTTACCGAAAACAAAATCAATCTCGACGTATTCATCCATGAACTCCGAATAATCAGGCAAAAATATTTGCTGGGTAACCAGCTCATAACGCATTGGATATTTTAAAAATGCAGGATTACTCGGATCTACCGATTGCGCATCAGGCTGGTCGGGATTTCTTAGCTCATTGTGATAAATATTACCCGCCATTTCATAAATAGCCGGATCGCCCATCACCGTGACTAAATGCTTATTATTAAAATAAACATGTTTCATGATTCGGTTACGCTCTCCATTTAACTCAATACAACGCTCCCACGTCCCTGTGGCAAAGTTGTACTCTATCGAGTTCGCATTATCCTCAATATCCAAATCACCTATGCTTAAAAACTTACCCGCAGATGCCCTGTAAAAAATAGTATTCTCATATTGATATAAAAATGCATCAACCTCATTGGTCAAAAATGGACTCAATTCGTTACTGTGCGTAGAGTTTTCAAGCAATACGTTAATCGCTTGCGATGATATAGGCTCAGGTTTCTGACCTCCTGACATCATAAAGGTGACAAGTCCCGTGGAGTTACGCGCTAACCATACCATCATGCCAAAGTCGACCGACAGACTATTGGGGTCGGCTATCCCATAATCGAAGTTATAGGAGCTGTTTAATTTCCAAGGAAACTCAACCGTTACACCCCCGACCGAAATTTGAGTGATAATGTTCGCCCACACGTCGGTGGTAAAATCGCACATAATGTACAATTGGTTTTGTAATACGGCAAATTGACCAATAACTCCGGATGCTCTATTGTTTAATGCAATCCCGTTTACAGTAAAATAGGTGTTTACATTGCCTGCCAAATTCGCCTGCGTTAAATAATAGTTTGGCGTGTTGGCCTGGCTTACGACGAAGCGGTTACCGAACGCTGCGACATAGAGAGGGGAGCCCCCGGTAGTGGAGCCACCGGGAGCATTTGGATCGGTAACCACTGCGGCTGTAACGTTAGTACCGTTTTCCGTAATCACGAAAATACTGGTGCCGTCCGTCATCATATTGTAAATAATAGATCCCACCGCAAGCGTCGCAAACCATATAGACCCACCCAACGCTACGTTTATCGGCAAAACCTTAAAGTTATAAAATCGGTCATATTGGTAAACTGTTGTACCGTCAACCACATACAAATAGTTAATTGATTTGTACTCAGCCCGTGGCTGGATACTAAATACCAGACGATTTTGGTTAAGAAACCGCACGTGCTGACGCCCCATGACGGGATAAAGAGCTTGCTGTTTCTTACCGGAATCGACTTTAATCCCATAAAAATTGGCGCAATCCATTGAGCCAAATTGTGTAAACCTTTGGACATCGTAATAACAAAATATCGGTAATTCCTCTATTTTGGCAGATACAGGTCTGTTTGCAGCGACCATTAAATACCTGCCCGGACTCTAAAAGCCCCATTCAACAGTGATTGCTCATCGCCCATAATAGAAAGATTGACCTCGCTTGCAGACTCCATATTGTCTTTAAGCTCTCGGTATTCGGCCTCTAAATCATCCGTCCACGCAGAGCCGCGTCCTTTGAATTTAGATACATATTTGGCTACTGCATACATAAAATACAAATGCCAGTATTGAGGCACCAGACTTAAGTCATCATCAACCGTAAGTAAGGGCAATTGAAACTTACCACGACAAAAGAACTCATAAAACTGGCTAGGTGCAGGATATAAACGTACCGTAACCAAATTAGTATCGGGAAATGTAATAACAAATCGGGGTAATCCCTTAAGCGGATCGTATTTCCATGCCGATAAATAATCATCACGGGATTTATCAATCAATGGATAGGTAACGCCGTTTAATAAAAGCCATGCGTTATCAAGGTTAGCAAGACGCCCCTGTTTCACATAAACTGTATCAGGAGGCGTTATATCTTGAATAAACCTTAAGTTTGATGTGCCTGTAATTGTAGCGTTCGCGGTTAATGTAATAAGCGTTC